CATTTTCTACCGCTTCCAGAGCCAGGTATTGAAGAAATGTTTCGGTTTCACCGGGCAGAATATTACGGCAAAGAGAGATACAAGCCGTCCGAATTTGGAATTCATCAACGCGAACATCGACTCCCTCCCCACATTGGAGGAACTGAAGGAACAGTATGCCGCCGCCCGTGAGCAGTGGAATTCAATGAAACACCCTGCCACCGGCATCTCCCGGATTGAGATGTACAATACCAGCGTGAACGAGGCTACCGATGCGGTAAGTGTGTCGGATATGGTGGAGATGTTCTGGTACACGACCGATAAACCGTCGCTGTTCACCGCCAGCGGTATCGAGATCACGGTACAGGGAAAGAAATACCCTTACGAGGTTTTCTCCGCCCCCGGTGAGCCTGATCTGGAATGGCGCCGGCGTAACACCTACAAGAAGTTCTATGTCCAGTACGATCCCTATGACATGAGCAGCGTACGTCTGCTGTACAAGGATAAGGGCGGAGCGATGCGTTTCGAGTGTGTGGCTTCGTTCCCGCTGATGATCCACCGTGCCCAGCAGGAGCAGACGGAAGCCGAGAAACGTTTCATCCGCGCCCAGCAGGAGGCCGTCATCAACGAGCGTATAAACCGCCAGGTCGTTGCCAAGGACATCGAGTACGAACATGGTGTCGCACCGGAACAGAACGGTCTGCGTACCCCTGACCTGAAAGGGCTCGGAAAGGAGGCACAACGCCAGATTGACCGTCGCACAAGAAAATACAGCCAGCCGCCCCGTCCTTCCATCGGCCGAGACATGAAAGTCATCAGCAACGTGACATGGGACAGCTTTGAGAAGAAGGAAGTGAGCATCCGCAAGGTGGTCGGGAAATTATAAGGAACAGATTTATAACAAGATAAAAAGAAATTGATTATGGAAATTACAATGAAAGAAAAGGACGCCATCAGTGAAAGCCTCCGGGCTTACGTGGCGAAATACCCGAGCCAGACGAAGGCTGCGGGCAGCCTGAAGGGAGTCAGTGTAGGCACTGTTAGCAATATCCTGAACGGCCGTTATGAGAATATCAGCGACGAGATGTTCCGTAATGTCGCCTCGCAGGTCGGTGGTGTAAGCGCTACCGGCTGGCAGATCGTGGAGACCGGCGCTTACCAGGAGATCACGGCTGTGCTCTCCGACGCGCAACGCTGGCGCAATGTTACCTGGGTGACCGGCGAGGCCGGTTGTGGCAAGAGTACCACCGCCCGTGTTTACCTCCAGGAGCATAAGGAGGTTTTCTATATCCTCTGCTCCGAGGACATGAAGAAAGGTGACTTTGTCCGCGAGATCGCCCGTACGGTCGGAATCCGGACCGAAGGGTATAATATCCGTGAGGTGTGGGGGCTTATATTGGATGACATCATCCAGATGGACGCACCCCTGCTGGTGTTCGACGAGGCGGACAAGCTGACCGAACCGGTGTTCCACTATTTCATCAGCCTGTACAACAAGCTGGAGGAGAAATGCGGTGTCGTGTTCTTGAGTACCGACTACATCGCCAAGCGCATCAGCAACGGCCTGCGGTACCAGAAGCCCGGCTACAAGGAGTTCTACAGCCGTATCGGACGAAAGTTTTACGAACTGGAGCCCACGGACGTGAACGACGTGTTCGCGATCTGTTCCGCCAACGGCGTGACTGACAGGAAAGATATCGACAAGGTGATAAAGGAGGCTTCGACATGTGACTTTGATTTGCGCCGTGTGAGGAAGTCCATTCACAAGGTAAAACGTATGACGGGGGAATGACTCCCGTTCAAATGCCGTTCAAACGTAATTTTAAGGATATGGAAAACAAATTTGAATACTTAAAGATCGACGGTCGCGGGCAGCTTCCCGCTCCCTGGAGCGATTATCCAGTCTTGACTGAATATGAGACGGTGACCGTTTACCGGAATGGTCGCGACTACCTGGACGCCCTTGTGGGACAGCAGGACGGCTGGTGGGTTGCCGGTGTACACATGCAGGTGAACAGTTCCGGTGCCGGTTTCAATCCGGGACGTAAATGGGGACAGTTCTCCACCCGTGAGAATGCCCTTCTGTGGGCACTCGGCTGGATGCTCTGCCATAAGAAGATGCGGGGTGCTGCACGTCAGGCCGTGCTTGATCAAATAGACAATATCCGGCAATTAAAATTGTTCTGACCATGGAAGAAGAGAAAAAGGATAATAAAAAGACCGGCATGAGACGTGCCTTGAATGTCAGGGACATTCTGAACAAGAAGTATGACGTGTTTCCTTTCGAGGGGAAATGGAAGGACGCCTTCGACACTCCGGAAGTCCGGGGCTGCTGGTTCGTGTGGGGCAACAGCGGTAACGGAAAGACCTCCTTTGTGATGCAGCTCTGCAAGGAACTTTGCAAGTATGACCGTGTGGCGTTCAACTCTCTGGAGGAAGGAACCTCTCTGACTGTCCAGAACAACCTGCGGCGCTTTGGTATGGCCGAAGTGAGCCGCCACCTCGCGTTCATCAAGGAGGACATCCCCACCTTGAAGATCAGGCTCCGGCGTCATAAGAGTTTCAACATCGTGATCATTGACAGCTTCCAATACACACAGATGACGTACCGTGACTATATCCAGCTGAAGGAGGAGTTTCCGGACAAGCTGTTTGTTTTCATCAGCCATGCCCGCGGCAAGAATCCTAAAGGCGATGCGGCCACGAGCGTGATGTATGATGCCGACCTGAAGATATGGGTGGAGGGATACGTCGCCTTCAGCAAGGGACGTTATCAGGGTTCCACTGGTGAATATACGATCTGGGAAAAGGGTGCCTATGACTATTGGAATGTGGCGGGACCGAAACAGAAAGGAGGCCAGGCATGAGCAGGATAAAGAAACAGCTGGAGATCTGTCCTCCCGCCTATATGTGTAAGGGGCCTAACCGTGAGAACTTCGTCAGTACCGGTCACAAGTGCGGTTACTGCAAGGGCAACGGCTGGTTCTGGGGAACGGAGGAAGGTAGCCGCGAGGACGTGCATGTGCCCTGCCCGGTGTGTGGCGGCAGCGGTGAGCTGGATGCGATTATAACAGTGGACTGGAAACCTTCAAATAAATGAGCCATGAGAAAGGAATATTACAACTACGTTGTGAAGCTGCCCGTTCTGCTTCATGAACTGTTCCGCGGGAAGGTGGCCGACTATCATTTCTCCGACATGACGGTGGTGATGAACCACCTGGTGAAGTCCTATATCCGCATGACGGAGGGTGGCAGGGTTTCTACTGCCACCCGGCGTATCCTTCTCTGCATGGACCGTATTCCGGACATGTCGTTCTTTTTCCGCCGCCAGGAGAAGTCGGTACTGTTCTTCGAGATGGATCCGGCCGTTGCCGACAGCCTACAGCGTGCCATCGTTTCCGGGGGCTGGGGCAATCGCCAGCGTCTTGCCGTCCGCCTGGTATGCGCCTTCTGCTGCGGTGCCGGTGTGACGTTGAACAACCTTTCGATGGAGCTTGCCGCCGGAGAGGCGTTCCGCTGTCCGGAAGGTTATCTCATACATACCTACGTGAGCAACTACCAGTACGTGTTCCTGAAGGAGACGGCCGCCACCCAGCGCATGAGCGTGGAGGGTATGCTGACGGCTGCCGCCGAGCTGCTGGTGGGGACGGATGACGACGGTGCCGGTTACCATATCCCGGAGAACCTCGGCCGTATCGCTGACAGCGTGCTTGGGATAAAGGGCAGCACGCTGAAGGACTTCCGTCGGCAGTGTCTGGTGAGTATCCGCACGAACACCATCGGTCCGGACCGTATCGCCGCCTTCATGGAGAGGCATGGCATCTCCTCCGTCCGTGAGTTCCTGCGCCGTGTGGTCCTCTTCTTTCTGGAGGCACGGTACCTCATTTACCGCAAAGAAATAGAACTCGGGGAGAACGACCTGCCGGAGGAGGACGAGCCGGACTGGGAGGAGACGATGTACCGGCAGTACGAGAAAAAGGATTTTGCGATTTCGATATATAATTATTAACCATTAAAATTTAACTGAAATGATTACAGAAAAACAGAAAGAGGCAGTAAAGGAACTCTGCCAATACGTGGATAACTTTTGTAAGGAAAACGATCTTAGTGCCTTTATGAGCGTTGCGGCAAGTGAGGACCATCCGGACGGACTTGAGCAGATAGCCGGCTCAATCATTACCGGCAAGACTGAACATATTGTCGGCTCTATTTCCGGGGTTGTCAAAGCGAATAAGAATGTCTATATGCTGCTTTCCGTGGGGCTTATGCAGGCCTACACGAGAAAGGCTGACATTAATACTATTCCGTTCGGTGAAAATTTGAATATGAACTGATGAATAACTATAAATGAACACGAGTGAGAACCTGCACCAGCTCGGCCTTCCGATAGAGAGGTTGAGCAGCGTCCTTCTGAACTGGACGTGTTTTGAACCGCGTCGTCAGATGCTTATCAGTGCTTCCACGAAGACTGAAGGTTGGGCGATTGTCGAGACGCGGGATTCGCAACTGGCCGCCGCTATACTGAGGGATGTCCCGGAGGCACGTTTGAGAGAACTTGAGAAACCTGTAGTTACAATAGCGTTATGAGTAATATATTCAAAAAATTCGAAGGTCTGAAAGTTCGTGTTCAGATCACGAACAGTATCGGGCTTCCGGTTGACCGCCAAGGTTACGTGGAGGTTGAGGAGAATTGGGCTTATCTTTACGAGAAAGGCCAGAAGGGAAACAGATATATTTTAGCAATCAACACCACCAGGAACAGCGTGGTGTCTGTTGAGGTGATTCACCAGGAACGGAATGTTGATGACCGAACATCTGGTGAATCAGAAGGAAAATTCCAAGATGATACCTATCAGCAAGGTGTCATTTCTTTGGAAAAATGACATTCAGATTGAATTGTGCTATATAGCCACAGTTTTGGCAATATCCAACGATGACTGGGATAAAATTGATGCCGTTGTCAGCCTTTAATTGCACCCCTTCCCGTTGGAACGATAAAATTTGAGATTCACCTTTACCGAAAATAAAGTTTGTTCTTTGTTTACACATGGGACATTCGTACGGTGAGCATTTCTTGTTGATTTCGGCCAAAATGGCATCAGCATTTTCTTCTGTAAATTTCATAATTGTAAAATTTAAAAGTGACAGACAAAAATAATGAATCAGGGTACGTTCTCCAGCATAATTGTAAAAGTTTTAAGTGACGTTTTAACTTCTTTTTGGAGACGTACCTTTTCTAAGGACAATTTAAACAAAGAGAGCCATGCAGATAGATATCAACACCCGTAAACGGTTAGACAAGCCCGATAATTATGCGGCGTTTTACGGTCTTTTGAACCGCCTTCCGACATCGGATCGTGACGCATTGAAGGAAAACATCGTTTCCCAGTACACGGGGGGACGTACCACGAGCCTGCGTGACATGACGCTGAAGGAATACAGTGCCGCTGTGTCTGCCATGCAGAAGTTGGTACCGCCCACTTATCAGGAGCAGCTCCGGAAGATTCTCCGTCAGAAGCGTTCCGCGGTGCTTCACCAGATGCAGCTGCTGGGTATTGATACGGCCGACTGGGACCGGGTGAACGCCTTCTGCCGGGACAGCCGTATCACTGGCATGGAGTTCCGTGAACTTGACTGCGAGGCGCTGGATGCGTTGCAGGTGAAGCTGCGCGCCATTCGCCGCAAACGTGAGAATAAACAACAGTAACAACCATTTAATTTTTTAGTTATGGACTTGAAAGAACAATTAAAAAGCCTGTCCGCCCAGGACAGAAAGGAGCTTTTGAAACAGCTCCAGCAGGAAGAGAAGGAAAACAAGCGCAACCGTCGCGATGCCTACGAAGGGCTTCGTGCGCAGTTCATGCTTGAAGTGAAGAACAAGCTGTTTCCAGTTGTGGATGACGTGAAAGCCTTCCGTGACTGGGTGGAGAAGGAAGCCGCCTCTTTCCGCGACCTGATGCGTGACTATGGCCAGCTCCGCAAGGATGACCAGGCAAGTTTTACCATCGTGGACGGTGATATGAAACTGGAAGTGAGGAGTAACAAGGTGAAGAGCTTCGACGAACGTGCCAACCTCGCCGCCGAGCGTCTGGTGGATTACCTGAAGCGCTACGCCATGAGCCGGGAACTTGGCACCGATGACCCTATGTACCAGCTCGGCATGACCATGATCGAGCGTAACCGTCAGGGTGATCTGGACTACAAGTCGGTGAGCAAGCTGTACGAGCTTGAGGACCGTTTTGACAGCGAATACACCGAAATCATGGACCTCTTCCGTGAGAGCAATGTGGTGTACAAGACTGCGGTGAACTACTATTTCCACAAGCGTGACGAGAACGGTGTCTGGCGCCGTATCGAACCTTCATTCTGCCGTCTGTGATATGGAGAAGACAAAGAACATCGCACCACACGTGATGGCTTGCAAGAACTGCGAGGGTAAGGGGCGTGTTTTCTACACAGACCAGAGCGGAGCCCCTTCCTCCTCCCGTTGTCCTGTCTGCAAGGGCAGTGGCCGGGTAAAGGTACAGAGCAAGGTGATTACCCGTATCGAGCCTTTTATTCCGGGTGAGGACGATACCGAACTGATGACCATGTGATTTTGTTCACACTCTAAACAGAAAAACGCCGCATTTATACACGATGCGGCGTTTTTTTATCTATAATGCCCGGTTAAATGCCTAATTTTGCAGCAAATGCCATGCTTTAATGACCAAAGGACGAGACAAGAACCTGATAGAACTCCGTGATGAAGCCCTGTGCCGCCGTTACTATTACTGGACGGAGGTGCAGCGTCTGCGCTTTGACGACGCCCTGAAAGTGTTGTCCCGGCAGGAATTTTTTATTTCCGAGGAGCGGATCATGTCAATCATCCGTCGCAAGTGCCGTGAGTTGAAGGATCTTGAACTGAGGCCCGTCCCGAAGGTTAAGAAACCCCGCCTGACAGCCGTCCAGCTTTCCCTGTTCACGGGGGAATGAACCTTTCCCTTACTGCATGGCCGACTCGTCATGCAGCGTGAAGGAATAAGCCGTTTCGTACACCTTTATGTTTCCCGGCAGGGAATAATCCCGGTTCTTGATCCTGACCAGCGGTGTGCAGTCTTCCGTGCACTGGAACCCCTGCAAGGCCTTGTACAGTTCCTTTGCCTTCAGCTGCCGTTCCCTTACTTTGTCATAGGTACCTGAAGTGTAGTGCGTGTCGTCGTAGCAGTCCACGGCCAGCCTTACGGTGACAAGCGACATGCTTTTCTGTACCCCGTATCCGAAGTCTTTCCAGTCCGATTCCGTATTCCCTATGAGTACGCAGGGGAAGGTGACCGGGTAATGTTCCTCTTCCGCTCCGGTTTCGAGCTGTCCGTAATCCTCGTCAATGTATGAGAGCTCCGGCATCTTTTGGGCGATGCGTTCCATGATTGCGATGAATATTTCTTCCATGTGTTTATAAGTTTAAAATGTTTCTGATTTCGTTTTCTGTTTTTTCCGTTATCCTGTCGGACAGTTCCCGGCTTTCTCCGATAAACTGGCGTTGCGGTATTTTTATCCGGAGCTTTTTCTTTTTGGTGAGCGCCAGTCTTTTCCACCTTAATGCCTCCGGGTTCTCCTGTGGTTCATTGTTTGCGGCAGAACCCTTCTTTTTGCCTTTTCTTTTGCCCGTGGCGGCTTTTTTAGCCTTGCCTGAAGCCTGGTAATACTTTGCCCATGCAAAACGCCGCATTTGGGGCGTAACAGTCGGATGAACTTCTCCTCCCCAGTTGTGGACGGGCGCGTATATGAGGTCATTGGCCACTCTTACCCGGTAGTCCGTCGGCATGTACTTGACGGAGCTGAAGAGGTGGTTCCTCCCGGAGAGCAGCGTCCCGTAGTTCCCGGCCGCATCCGTCCTTCCAGATGACAGCCTTTTCGCTTTCGGCCACGGGTGCAATCCTCCGTTTACGAAACCTTCCCGGCGGAAGTTGTCCTGAAAATGGTCTTTTGCCATTCGTCCGGCGATAACCGGCATCTTTCGTTTCATTAGACCATCCAGTTCTTTCCGTTTGGCATTTATCAGCCTTGAATATTCTTTTATGTCCATGAATGACTGAATTAAAAAATAATTTTATACTTTTGCAGCAAGGCGTTTTTTATGTGCCTTTTTGCGTTATGGAAATACCTAAACAAGTGTCGGAATTAGCAAACAGTAGCGGTTACAACTCCGTTGTCTTATCAGCCAGTTCCCCTGAAGGAAGCATCTATTCCGTGGGCTGTGTTGACGGGGATGGTTTTGAGTTGCCTGTCGGTCTTCCCGCCTTTATTCTGTTCGACGGCCAGTCCTGCCGTCTGGTGGACGGTGAGGAGGGGCTGGCACTTTCTTCCCGTTTATTTGGTGATGAATAGTCCCATGATTTTGGGATTTACCAGTTTGTTGTCTATTCTTATCACTCCCACACGGCCCGCTTTCATGCTCTGTATGTAATTGCTTGCATCATCCTTTCCGGTTTGCGGGTCGAAGAACCTTGTCTTTCCTTCAGTCACCTCCGCGCAGAACACGTGTGCGGAGCCGCCTTTCCAGGCACAATATATCTCGTATATTCCATCCTCTCTGAATTTTTCCCTGAAGTATTCCTTCAGCCGGTTTGCATTCATTACTTGATATCCCTTTCTGACCTGCCATTTATAGGTATAGTCATAATCCGGCTTTGTTCCGTCCCGGTTCAGGAAACGTTCTTCCCATGTGATACCTTGTTTTGCCATTTCATTGTATGCGCTTTGTCTGATGTTGGGTTTTGCCTCGATGTCAAACCCCAACCTTCTGAGCATGTGTGTCACGGTGCAGGTCTGGCAATTCACGCGGTATCCTTCCTCTTTTCCAAATTTCGGGTTCTCCTTTCCCTTGTTCGCCTGTTCGTATGTCATCGGCTTGCCTTTGGTAACGCCGAGTGCCTTTTCTATCTTGAGATTGTTGCAGGCGATGTCGGTTTTTTCCTCCAGCGTCAGGTTGTCCGGCATTTCGGCTATCATTTCGTTGATGCGCCTGGTCAGTGCGTCCACGGCTTTTCTTGCTCCCGGATGCGCTTCAGTAACGTAGGGGTGTTTGTCTGAAAACAGTTTGCCGTCTTTTCCCGGATTGTTTTCCAGACCGTCATGTGCCTTGTTCTGCCCGTTTTCGTCCGGTACTGCTGTCGGCGCTTCATCCGTTGATGAGAGCGTACACTTGCAGTTCCACCGGTCCCCCGGTCTGTGCTCGTTCCAGAACGGATCATCGACGGGGCGTATGGTTCCCCAGAATATTCTGTGGTCGGCTCCCGGATGTATGGATGTGGACGGCATCCATTTGAGATTCGGCAATATGTCCTTTTCCCTTTCGAACTGTCTCCAGTCCGCGGCCTGGTGTGCCCGTATGACGGCCGTGTCGTATTCTGTACGCAGCCAATGGATCATCTGGTGGTCGGCTATGGGCATGGCTTCCTTCACCCACTGTTCAAACGGCTTTAAATTTCCGTTTTTGTCCAGCAGCAGCGCTGCCATGTCGTTCTGTGCCCTGTGTACCTTGAAAGCTGCGAACACGGCGTTGTTCATTCGAATTTCACGGTAGAAGTCATAATCCGGATCATCGGTTTTCCGTGTCCCAAACCCCTTGTCGGTGGCTTTGTTCATCGTTTTCCACGTGGCCTCGAACAGGTTCTCCTCGATGTCGGTCATGGGATGGAAATCTTTGCTGTATATGTTCTTCAGGGCTTTCTTCAGTACCTCTTCATCGAACGAGAATAAAGTTTCCACCTGTTTGTCCTCCATTCTGTAGAGGTCGTTTATCACCATTCTAAAGTTGCCCCGTCTCTCCCCGGGGCTTTCCCGAAAAAACGTTTCAGCCAGTTGTATGCGTTTTTAAGGGCATTTTTCTTTTCTTTGGGTGTTCCTTTACCGTGCTTTTCCGGATCCGGTTCATCCTCTTCCGCCTTTTCGGTCTCTCGGGCCTTCGCCGCCTCGATTTCCGCCGCTTTCTCCTCCTGGCGTTTCTTCAGCTCGTCATAGTTTGCCGGTTTCTCGATCCCGAATTCCTCGTAGAGGTAGTCGTCACCTACCGGCAGGTTGAAGTTCGTGCGCAGCTGTGTGAGGATGGACATCTTTTTCTCCGGTTCGATAAGCTTCTTTTCCGGATAGCAGAACTCCCCGCCTGTGGTGTCTATTCCGAGCATTGCGAATATGTCGGCCATGTCATAGTTGAGCACGTCGAGGATGTCCTGCCTGTCGGAGAGCGTCACTTTCTCCTCCACGTCCTTGTGTACTGTTCCCAGTGCCTGTGTGCCCTTGTCGGATGCTTCGGTGGTGAGCGTGTTTCCGAGGAACAGCTTTGAGATTTCGTTGTTGCAGCGCTCGCAGAGTTTGTCGTAGAGGTCCGCGCTCCCTGTCTTGTTCGCGGCTTCCACGAGCTTGAGCACCGTATCCTCCGCGTGCACGAAAACCGACAGGCTTCCGGTGCTGTCCGCGTCGTCCAGCGCCTTCTGCCGTGCCTCGTCGTCATCCGTGGGATACGTGTACTCCCTGATGGGCGCTCCGAACACTTCCGCGAACTGTGCCCAGTCCGCCACGTCGTTACGTTTGTATATCACCCAGATGGCTGCTTTCACCAGCAGTCCGGGATCGTCGGGTGAACCGATGAACAACAGGTCGGGGTACTCGTCCCAGGACGTCCCGGTGGTGTCCGTCTGGTGTCGCAGTATGAGCCTGCGCACGGGATCGACGTGTTTGCGCGGTATCAGGTCGTAGTTCACCCATTCCCCCTTGCGGTAGAACTGCACGAGTGAGAACCCCCAGAATTTGGCGTCCAGGATGTCCCCTATGAACTTCCGGAACCATGGGGACCTGATCTGCTTGTTCACCTTCTCGTCCGGCTTCCCGTTCCTGCGGAATTCTATGGAAGATGCCAGTGCGGCATTCTTCCGTTTCTCAATGACACTTGTCAGGTGCGTATCCATGAGTATGTCGCTGAACAGGTCGTACAGCCTGAACCGTCTGGAGTAGTCCACATTCTCGAAAGCCCTTACCGCGAGCATGTAGTCCGCTATGTCTATACCGAACCTTCTGGGCTGTGTCAGTATGATGGTTGCGGGTCCTTTCTGCCCGGGCCTCGGCAGGTTCCCGCTTTGGGTTATCTTTCCGGCCCCTTTCTTTCTATTGCTCATATTACCAATGGTTTACACGTTTACGGTTGCTTTTGATAAGGAAATTTGATTTTGCCGCCCTCGTCTCTTCGGACAGCAGGGGCAGGCCGTCCACCGATATCTCCTCGCCCGCCACGGCTTCCAGCCCTTTGACGGCCCTTTCGACG